TGGGCGGGTGTTTTGCCCGGCGTGCGGGCGGAGCAGGGTGTGGATGCCGGGACGGGATGCGCTGCGGGAGTTGATGGTGCGGTGCGGGGTTGGGGATGCGTTCGACAGAATGGAGGCAGGGTGATGTGGATATTATGGGTGGGGCTGGGGTTGACGGGATTATTTTTGGTGGTGCTGATGCTGTCGCTGGGGCGGGCGGCTGCGCTGCGGGACCAGGGGCGGTGGTGGTGGAAGTGAAATGGGGCTTGGATTGGATGGGGTAAGGTGCTATAATTATTTCAGAGCAACCACTCTAAGACAGGTGTTTTGTTTTAACACCTCAATCACAATTTAATCCACTTGTGGGTAAAGTCCCGCAGCGTGTTCAAACCCTGTCTGAGTTGGTTGCTCCGCGAGGTGTAAAGCACGCTGTGGGATTTTGCTATATTCAGATAAAGGAGCAACCAAAATGCGAAAAGTAAAGAAGCAGGAAACGTTTGAAAAGCCGGAGAGGCCGAGCCGGGAGTATGCGTGGCAGTTCATGAGCGCGCTGGCGGACAAGGGTGAGGATACGCTGATCAACTGGTTGAGAGCGCACAAGGCGCCGGAAGATGTTTGCGCGCTGCTGGACATGACGGTTTACCTGGCGATGATCACGGAGCAGGTGCAGCAGGGGAAGTATCCGCAGTATGTGAAGGATATGATGGAGGACATCATGCCGGAGATGACGATGTTGATCATCAGGCTGGGAGGGAATTTTCATGGATGGTGAGTTTGCATTTTGATTCAGGGTATGCTATACTATAGAGTATGGTTGGCCGTAGCTGATTTACGCGGTTACCCTAAATAGCAGGTCCGTGGTGTCGGACTGCCGATGGAGTTGAGCGCCCATCAGAGACTTTGTGTCTCTGGCGGGCGCTTTTTTGTTTCCCCTAAACCCGCTGACCGGCGGGATTTTTTGTTTGAGGAGGTTTGGTGATGGAGAAAGTGATTGGTCTGTTGAAGTCCCGGAAGTTCTGGGCGGCTGCAATTGCGTTGATCTTCATGATCGCGATGGCGATCGACCCGGCGTTTCCGCTGGAGGAAGAGCAGGTGCTGGGGATCGTGGCGCTGGCAGCGACCTACATCATCGGCACGGCGATCGAAGGCGGCTGGAAAGAGTTTGGGGACGTGAAGTCCAAACTGTTCGGATTGCTGCAATCGCGCAAGTTCTGGGCGACCCTGGTAGGTTTTGCGCTGACGTTGATGAACAGCTTTTTCCCTGATTTCCCGCTTGAGGCTGAACATATCCTGCCGTTGATCGTGACGGTGATGAGTTATGTGCTGGGTACGGCGATCGAAGACAAGGCCAAGCAGGGGTAAGGGTCAGTGAATCGCATGCCGGTACAGATCGCCTCTGTGATCGTGATCGTAACGATCCTGGTGATGCAGGTGGCCTGGATGATTAAACATCCAGGTCGATGGCGGTGGTCTGTGCCGGTATTTTTGTGGATGTTGCACGGGCTTGTTTTTTACCTGACGCTGTTCTTCACGGACTGGCCACACACCACCTGGAGCGCAATTTTGCGGCTGCATGGATATGTGTCGGTTTTGATCGTCGAAGCCGCGAGATTACGCAGGGGCAAATAAATGGATTGGACATCGATCATCGTAACGGCACTGCTCAATCTGCCAGCGCTTTTTTTGATTGGGCAACAGTTAAAAAAAGAAAAGGCAGCGACACAAAAAACCAGCGTTGAGGCAGCGGATGTCCAGGTTGGCACATCGCTGGATATGATGCGGGAGATGCGGACGGACATCATCGACCTGAAGAAGCGGTTGAAGTCGCTGGAGGCGGAAAACTGTTGGCTGTTGGCAGGGGTTGGGCGATTGATCCAGCAACTGCGGCGGCACGGGATCGAGCCGGAATTTTCGCTGGAGTCGATGCCCCGTCAGGAGGAGCTATGAGCTGGAGAGTTGAAATCCCGTTTCCGTTCATGCCTGGTGAGTATTACCAGGTATCGCAGCGTTTCGGGGAGAACCCGCAGTATTACGGTCAATGGGGATTACCTGGTCACAACGGGATCGACTTCGCCTGCCCGACCGGGACCAGGATCGTGTCGGTTGCGCCGGGGCAAGTGACGCAGGTGCGCACAGATGCGACCGGCTACGGTCATCATGTGCGGGTTGCCCACACGGCGTCCAACGGGCGGAAGTTCGAAGCCATTTATGGCCATTTCAGCAAGAACATGGTGGAGCCGGGGCAGATGGTTGCGTACGGCACCATATTGGGATTGAGCGGAAACACGGGCAACAGCACTGGTCCGCATTTGCATTTCGAGATCCGACCGGAGAGCGAAGCGGCTCCCGGGACATTCGTGAGCGGGGCATACGCCGTCAACCCTGAGCCGCTTTTCGTGGCCTATATCGAAAACAAGCCAGCCGAGGTGCTTTACTCTGTAAAGGTGCTACCGTGGGACGGGCTGGTGATCCGCTCGCAGCCCTACGTGACGTCATTCAACCGGATCGGCGTGCGCTTACAAGGGGCGGTTTTTGACGTGGTCGAGGAAACCACAGACGCCCAGGGCAACAAGTGGGTGCGGGCAAACTCCACTGTTCAGCAATGGAGCTGCTGGGGGATCGGGTCAAACGTGTGGCTTGAGGTTGTATCTGCTTTGCCAGAGCCTGAACCAGAACCGCCGACAACCCCCAAGACGATTGAGGAGCGGGTGGCGGCGCTGGAGGCTGAGGCGCGAGCGAGGGGCTGGACTATATGATCGATGATTTGAGCAGGCTTGAGCAGCTCGATTTTGAGCTGGGGATCGAAGAGGCGGCCATTGTCCCGGAGAATGGCAGGCCTGGTTTCGTGTCCCCGGAGGAGGCTCAGGCGCGCTCAGAGGCAGCCCGGCGTTTGCTGGATGCGCGATTTTCGACGGCAGAAAATGAAGAGGAAGCCCAGGCGGAGGGCCTGAACCAGTGGAAGCTGCTGTACGGGTCGCTGCGGGATATGGGCTGGCCGTGGCGGGTGGCGGCGTACATCGCATGGGAATCATCGCCGAGGATCGGACGCTGGCCGGAAACGGTGAAGGGACTGGCAACGCAAATTTTGGGTTTGGCCAGCGACCGGCAGATCTACAGCTGGAAAGAGAAAAACCCGCTGATCGAGGAGCTGATCATCAAGCTGCGGACTGATCCGCTGATGGCGCATTTGCCAAAGATCTGGGACGCGTTCATCAACGTGGCGACAACGGCAGATTACAAGAGCATCCCGGCGATGCGGATGGCGTTCGAGATGGCCGGAGTGTACCGAGAGCAGAAAGACATCCACGTGCACAGGGACGATGGCGACGTTGAGCTGAACAAGATGAGCTACGACGATCTGCTGGAACTGGAACGGAAGCTGCGGACGGAGCAGGCCGGACGGGGGATGCTGGATTTGACGGCTTCGGCCCCGGCCAACGAAGCGGGTGAGGAGAGCGGATGAACCTGACGGCGCAGCGCTCACTGGCGGAAGTGCAGACGGAGATCCGGGAACGGCAGGTGAGGATCGCCAAGGCGAAACTCAACCTGGTTGATTTCTCGGAATATGTGGCTGGGCCGTGGTACCAGGCGGCGAGGCATCACCGATACGTCGCCGAGAAACTGCACCAGGTGAAGCGCTACATCGAGACGGAAGGGGCCGAAGGGATCGGGCGGTTGATGATCTTTGAGCCGCCACGGCATGGGAAGTCTGAGCAGGTGAGCCGGTTATTCCCGGCGTGGGTGCTGGGCAACCTGCCGCATGTGAGCGTAATGCTGGCCAGCTATGGCGCTGACCTGGCATACGAGGACAGCGGCTTTGTGCGGGACTACGTGCGCTCGGACAGATTCCAGGACATTTTCGGGGAACACAGCCCGGTGCTGGACGAAGACGATCCGCCGGTGCGGCTCAAAGTGGACAGCCAGGCGAAAAGTTCGTGGCACCTGGAAGGGTACAGAGGGCGGTTCACGGCCGCAGGCATCGGGGGTGGTCTGGTGGGCAAGGGCGCTCACCTGGGGATCATCGACGACCCGTTCAAGAGCCGGGACGATGCGTCCAGCGAGGCCTACCGGCGGAAGGTGATGAGCTGGTACAGATCGGTGTTCCGCACGCGGCTGGAACGGGGCGGGGCAATCGTGATCACGCATACGCGCTGGGATCGGGAAGACCTGGCAGGGACACTGCTGAAGGAAATGGTTTCCTCGGCGCTGGCGGAGGAATTTGAGGTGATCTTTTTACCGGCAATCGCCCTGGAAGAAGAGGAGTATCCGCAAAGCCAGGAAGGGTACCTGGAAAATCTGCTGCGCGGGGTGTACGTGCCGATGGGCGGGGATCAACTGGGGCGGCAGGCGGGGGAAGTGCTGTGGCCGGAGAAGTACAACCGGGCTGATCTGGAAAAAGTGCGGTATGCGATCCAGGACGAATTTCTGCCGCAGTACCAGCAGATGCCGGAAGCGGCAGGCGGAGCGGTTTTTTACGACGACCTGTTCCGCGAGTGCGAGGACAGGGAAGTGCCAGCAGGGCTGCAATGGTACGGGTATGTTGACCTGGCGCTGGGCAAGACCGAACAGGCGGATTACAACGCGGTGCTGCCGGTGGCGTTCGATGAGAACACGGGCAGGATCTATTACCGGGATATGCTGCGGGTGCGCGACCTGGAGAGCTTCATGGTGGAACTGAAAGCCAAGATGCTTTCGCCGCGCGAAGCAGGCACGGTGTGGCGGTTTGAGGAAGTGGCGTTTTCGTCGCTGGTGACGCGGCAGTTCCTGACGGATCGGGAGCTGGCGCACCTGGACATTGGAGGTACGGGCGTGGATGGTGACAAAATGCGGCGGGCGCGGGCCTTGCAGACGAGGGCCAAACAGGGG